CTCAAGAGAGAAGACTTTCAAGAGTACAAGGCTACCCTAGATCAGATGGTAGACGCAAGTGTTATAGATATTAAGCAGGCTATAATTAACTCATGTGCTGAAGCTTTCGATCTACTACTCACCACTATGAGAACAACAGAGGATGAGAAGTCAAGTATTAAGATAGCTTTAGAAATATTAGATAGGGGTGGATACTCAAAGCAGAACAACGAAGAACCTAGGAAAGTTCTGCACTTACATGCTGTGGAACAAGTTAAAAAGATGTCTAACAATGAATTACTTGATAATGTCATGGGAATAATTAACGTAAGTGAAGCATAGGAGGTAGTATGGATATAAAATACTTAAAAGATCCTAGAGAAAACCTTCTGTGGCGCAGCGAGATGTTAACTAAGTCCCATGAAGATCCTATATATAAGGAATCATTAAAGAGGTTATTTCATGAAGACATCATCTTCGCTTTCAATGCATTCTTCTTTACGTATGATCCGAGACCTACTGCTCCCATGCCCCACCTTCCATTTGCAACATATCCCTTCCAGGATGATGCTATACTTAATCTAGTAAATAGTATAAGAAACGGTAAAGATGTTGTATGGGAAAAATCGAGAGATATGGGGGCCACTTGGATAATCTGCCTTACAATATTATGGTTCTGGTTAAGCCCAGAGCCAGGTAATGATTTCCTCCTAGGGTCAAGGAAAGAGGTCTTCGTTGACAGTAGGGGGGATATGTCTACTCTATTCCCTAAGCTTAGATATGTAATTGAAAAGCTACCTAAATGGCTTGTACCTGAAGGATACAATGTAAGATTACATGATAGTAAACTTAAATTAATTAATCCTAAAACTGGGTCAGTCTTATCAGGTGAATCTAATAATGCGCAATTCTCAACAGGTGGTAGGTATAGAGGTGTATTCTATGATGAGTTTTCTAAATGGAAAGATACCGATATTGCAGCATGGACGTCAGGTGCTGGTGCTACATTATGTAGAATAGCAATAGGAACACCTTGTGGTGTAGATAATAAATATTACGATGTTGTAACTAATGGCAAGACAGATAGAACCACTTTGCTATGGGTCTTGCACCCTGTAAAATCTAAGGGTTTATATTGTGTTTGGCCTCCACCTAATGAAGCATCTAAGGGTGTACTAGGTGATAAGTGGAAACCAGAAGAAAAACTTAAGTCACCGTGGTATGAAAAAGAAGAGCTTAGATACAGTAAAGAAGAGATGGAGCAAGAGGTTAATATTGGCTACCTTGGTTCAGGGAGTTCAGTATTCGATGGTGTAGCTTTTGACTATATCATGACACTTAGACAGCTAGAGGATAAACCAGTAGCTTATTATATTTTATCATGTAGCGATTTCTCATACGAAGAGATTAGTGAACGACCAGAAAACGAAAATTTATTGGTAGTATATATGAAGCCAAACGTTGACCATGACTATGTTATATCCGCTGACATAGTCGAAGGCGTTGAAGGTGGTGACTTTGCTTGCGTAATAGTATATGATAGGCAACTCAAATCCGTTGCAGCAACTTACTATTCCAGGTTAGATGAAATACTAATGGCATCAATAATAAAGGTAATATACGATATCTATTCACACGGAGACGATGAAAGATATGAAGCTCCATGGGTAGCAATCGAAACTACAGGGCCTGGACTTTCAACGTTTGATAAGATAGTTGATTACGATATAGGCAATCTATTCATGGCTCCAAAGTATGATATAGTTAATGGTGGAGTTACCTACAAGAAAGGATGGAGAACCAATACCTCATCAAAGAATGCGTTGATATCCGGTATTAAAGAATGGTTAATAGATCAAGCTGGTGCAATTAATAGTCAAAGGTTAGTAGGTGAACTCCTAACATTCGTAAGATCAACATCAGGTAACAGAGTTGGTGCGAAAAGAGGTTGTCATGATGACATGGTAATAGCGTTTGGCATAGCTATACAGGTCGATATGATTGCTCCATCTGAAAGGATAGAGATCTTAGCCGAAGGAAGGTCTTGGCATCAACAACATATCCCTACAGGAGATGATAATGAAAGAACAGAAACAAAAACAGTTACAGAAAAATGTACAGAGCAAGCCAGAACACAAAGCATCTTCAATGATTACAGCAACGAAGAGTACTGATCACATGAAGATGGCATTTGATCTATTAAATAAACAGACAGACCTCTTAGCTAAGCAGACAGGTAAAATCCTGGAAGTTCTTTCAAGTTTAACATCACCTAACTATGAGGAATACTCTCAATCAGATGTTGCTATTCCGTGGGAGGATGATGAGCTATCAGGTGAAGTTATTTCCTTTGATGATGATGATGAGGTTAATAATGATAAGTAGCTATGATGAGTATATGCGAAGCCAAGGTAATCATGGGTTAGCCCCAATGAATACACCTTCAAGTAAACAAGATTATGCGCAATTCGTAGAGACATATAAAGAACCAATAGTCCAACCGTTACCAGCTTACGACCAGCCAAGGCAAGTTGCTCAGGGCTGGAGGAAGAGGGCTTCGTCTAGCGAAGGTTACGGTGAATATGAAAACGATTATCAAGACAGTCTTAACGAGCTTGAGGATTATGGCGTAGATGGAGAAAAAAGAAAAGAGATTAGGAAGGCATCTTCTCCAGTGGAGAAACCACCACAACAACAGGAGCAAGTTGATCCTCAAGCAGAAGACCAGGTAAACTATAGGGCATATCTTAGAGAATATAATATGCATAGGGGTTTTTAATGGGCTTATTAGGTAAAACCGTTCGTGAAGTTATCGAATCTCCATTGACTAAAAAGAAAGCATTACAGCAATTAAGGGATTCAGGTGAAATAATTACTAAAGCATTTAATAAAACAGCAGTAAAACATCAGGCCGATTCAGCCAAGATCAAAGAATTAGCTAAACAGTTTGGTAGTTTTAAAAGGTCTTACAAGAATGTGAGATCACAGCTTGAGGTTATGCCAGAGAAGTTAATTGGAAATGTTAAGTCAGTTAGTATGGGTATCAAGTCTAAGAAGATAAAGGGAGCTAGGGGTTCGTTCAGCGCAGATACAGGTAAGGTTGAATTCTATATAGGAGCCAGGAAGGATAGCGTATGGCATGAGATAGGTGTTCACGGTACGCAACTTAAGAATAAAGACATGCCAGGATACGCAGAGATGTGGACGAAACATAAGGAGATGGTTAAAGATAAGACAGCCCACTCCAAGTCAGGCTATAAGGCTGATCCATTAGAGCTACAGGCTAGAGCAGTAGAGAAGAAGATCGTAGATGCAATTAATTTTGGTTTAACAGGTAAGGCGCTGGAGCGTTCATTCGATGATTTAATGAAGAGATCTCTAAGTGATCTAGGGGAGGGTTGGAACTAATGAAGAACGAATCAGTAGAAAGGATGAAGAAGAGCCTCAAGAAGAACGACAAAGATGAACTCTGGTTCACTGTTCTTGAGAACTTCAACGCAGGTGCATCTTCAAGATTACCATACGAACGTAAGTGGTTGATTAACCTTGCCTTTGTTGCTGGTAGGCAGTATAGTTTCTTTAATAGCTCTGCTAATCAACTCCAACAGGCAGCACTTAGAAAGGGTAGATTGAAGATTGTTGATAATAAATTGTTACCATATTACAGGAAGCAAGTATCGCGGTTAATTAGGAACACTCCAACGATGTCTGTTGTACCAAACTCAAACAGCCAGGATGATATTGAAGCAGCAAGAACAGCAGAGAAAGTTCTTAAGTCTTTCTGGGGGCAAGCTAGAATGAAGAAGAAGATGAGACAGTTAGCAGGTTTTATCTATACTTGTGGTAATGCTTTCCTGGATGATAGATGGGATCCAAAGAAAGGCTCTACAGATCTTGATGTTGAGACTGGTGAGATAAAGTATTCAGGCGATGTTGATTGTGGTGTATGGTCTCCGTTTGATATATATATTCCAGCGTATGGACTTGGAGATGATAGTCTACATGAACAACCGTGGATAATTAAAGCTAAGTTCAGGTCTCTTGATTATATTAGGAGTAGGTTTAAACGAGGAAAGGAGGTTGCGGCAGAAAGGAGAGAGGATAAGATAGTCAACGCTGAAATGTTGCTAGCTGGTGGTACCGGTAAGACTGGAAGTGATATAGACGGTGCTATGGTTATGGAGATGGATCTCAAGCCAAACCATGAACACACAAAAGGTTTACATATTATAGCAGCCAATGGAGTAATACTTCATAAGAGTGATTATCCTTTCAACCATTACCATATAGAACATTTTAAAGATCAAGAAATCCCAGGAGTCTTCTGGGGTATGGCAACCCTCGAAGCTGGTATTTGGTTACAGAAACTATGGAATAGACAAATCTCTGATATTGTTGAGTTTAATAGATCGATGGCTAGGGGTAAATACCTTGTTCCAAGGAAAAGTAAAATGGAAGTTGGCCCAGATGACAGTCATGGTCAAACGTTACTGTACACTCCAGTCATGGGACATAAGCCTGAACAGATGAGGTTATCATCGTTACCTAGAACATATGATCTAGCTCTACAACAAATAGCCCAGAGCTTAATGGGGTTGTTCGATCAACATGAAGTATCTCAAGGAACAAATAAATCTGACATTCGATCAGGAGACATGGTTCAATTATTACTAGAGCAGGACTCTTACGGTGTTATACCCACTCACGCTATCTTCGAAGAAGCTCTTGAAGAGGTAATGAAGAGAGTATTGAGGCGTATCCAGAAAGGGTACATCTTGGATAGAATGATTAAGATCGTAGGTAGGGATAATGATTATGAGGTAATGGCTTTTAAGGGTGCTGACCTTAGAGATAATACGGATGTTATAATAAGGAAAGGGAGTTCACTTCCTGACTCAAGGGCTGGTAGACAGGCTCAGATAATCCAAAGATACAGGGAAGAGCTATACGGAGAAAGGAGGGATCCTGAAGTTCGCAGGCATGTAATGAATATGTTAGATGATGCATCTGTTAAGGATATTTACTCGGAGGTAAAGCTAGATGAGCAAAATGCTAAACTTGAAAATAGGGCAATCGCTTCGCAACCTGGTGCAAAAGTCATTATTAATCTGTATGACAATCATGCTGTGCATATGCGAACTCATACACTATTTGAAAAATCTAGGGAAGTCCAAAGGGTCAAAGTAGAGAACCCAAGAGCTTTCAAGACCTTCTCGGCCGACATGGGCTACCATAAACAGATGCACCAGAAAATACTACAGGAAGAGATGGAACAACAAATGGCTCAACAACAAGCTATGGAGGGTAAGAGATAATATGGTTCTTGCTTCAACAGCATTTAGTAAAGAAGAAATAAATTGGATAGTCTTCAAGTACCTTTCAGTTATACCTGATGACAGGGTAACAAATGCAAATAAGGAATTAGCTATGCTGGCTTTATTGAGAGAACAAGGTCTCCCAGGAAAAGATATACCTGAATTTAAGTTCGATGAATACGGAAATGTCACAATAACATTAAGAGGATAATATGGATAAAAGCATTGAGACTTTATGGAACATGTTCGTTGAAGAGATGAGGAATGCTGAAGGTGTTTGGACTATGTATCAAAGGGAGATTCAAGCAAGGACTAATGAAGATATTGAATGTAATCATGAGACTGAGATGCAGAAAGTTGTAGCTCATACTCGTGGTTTAACTTTTAAACATATGTTGGAAAGCTTTACGTTAATGGCAATAGAAGCTGGTGGATCTGATGGTATGCTGGTTTTCGAGGGCGATAAAATAGAAGATGGAGATTAAGATGTCAGAAGAAAACAACAAAGAAGTAGCAGGTGTTGAGCTTACAGTTAATGGAGAAGCACAAACATTCTCCCAAGAAGAAGTTCAACAGTTAGTAGATCAAGGGAATAGTAAAGCAGCAGAAGCTGACAAGATAATGAATATGGTATCTAAGTATGATACTGATGTCGATACATTTCTAGCTAATGTAGATGGTTCATTCTCCGCGGTATCTAACTTAATCTCTGAGGGTATTATAGATGAGAAAGGTCAGATAATCAAGAGAGAGCCAGCAGTGCAACCACAAAGACAGCCTCTAACAAGCCTAGGTGAAACAAGACCTTCAACAGGTAATGT